GCTTCATGATGAGCTCGCTTGCGCTTACAGGCTTGTCTGGGACGTTGCTGTACGTCTCTAGCTCCTTTGCATACTTTTCCTTCGAGTCGGCAATTCGTCCGATTGCAAGGCGGTCAGCGTATGCCTGCTTTTCTTCACGTTCGAGTGATGCAAGCTCGTCACCGACGCCGATGATATTGAGAAGGATGTTTGCCTTTTCCGAATCATTGGCGTTCATGAACTTAGGAAGGTCAAGAGCAAGCTCGCTGATGAAAGAATCAAGAAGCTTCTGCCCTGCCTTCTTTCCCGATGGATCAATAACCTTAAGTGTTGAGTTCTTGCCAGCTCTCTCGACAACGATTCCGTTTGAAAGCGTAACCTTGAGATGTGGATCAAGCACACTTCCTTCTCTCTTTGCCTTTGAAGGCTTGAATTTGTTTCCTCCAAGCGCCCACGCGATGGCATCAAGGACGCTCGTCTTGCCGTTGTTGTTTTTTCCTCCGATGACGGTCAGCCCGCTTTCGGTAGGCTTTAGTGCGACTGCCTTCACTCGCTTGACATTCTCAAGCTCAAGTGAAGATATCTTGATTTCATCCATTTAAAATTCCTCCTAGTTCATCTTTCCCTCTGACGTGCTTTTGACACTTGTCGCTGCCATAAGCATTGCAAGTGCCTTGAGCCCATCATCCTTGTTATCAGCATACAGGCTTACCGACTGGAAAACGAGTTCAACGAACTTGCTGTCTTTGCAGGCAGTTTTGAGAATAGTAAAGAAGTCGTCCATGCTAAGTACGGTATCTTCTTGATCAAAATATTGGACAAGCGCGATTGCAATCATAAATCCGACAGCTACCGGATGTCCATGTGACTTGACGCTCAGCCCCGAGCCATCATCAAGAGTCTCTATATTGAATATTGTCTTTTTGTTGTTCATATTGTTCATGTTTTTCCTCCGTTGTGTTATAATGAGTGTGTTCATGTTTTGCCTCCTCATTTCTCATGAGGCGGCTTTTTTTGTGCTTCCGATGGAGCCGTGGCGCAGTCCGAGAAGGATTGTGCACAGCTCTTTTTTTGCGTTTAATGGGATTTTAATATCCAGCGTATATAAAAGTTAGAATATTAGGAGGTGCTGGATAAAGTATGAAAAATAATATTTATCAAAAGGAGAATTAAGTCAGATGATTTTTTGACAATGAAATGAGCCTATCCTCCTCATGACTGCCCCATAGCTCCATCGGATTCAGTTGTTTAGCTAGCGATAACCGTCATTGCAGTGAACACTACTGAAGCTATCGCAATTGTTATGAATATCTTTATGAGAGTCTTCTGGACTCTCATTTCTTCAACCTTTTCGTAAAGTTCGTTGTTCACTAGTGCTGGGTTTTGTAGCTTCAAAGATAATCACCTCCTACCTCAGCGCATCAATGCAATGCATAAACAATGTCATAAATCATTGCGTAGCCACTGTCTGCGCGGACGTTAACACGCTTCTCATGGCCATTGACAAACGTTGCCGTGACGATTTCATTCTTCTCATCATAAGTGAGTGCAAGTAGGTCACAGAGATGAGAAGTGCGTCTCATAGCAATCAATAAACTGTCGCATATCCGCTGCATGTCTTCGTACATTGCTTTTTTCCTCCTTTCTACCAGATCCACCAGTCGGCATTTGCGTTTAAGCAGCATGCCAGGCAGTAAATCGCGATCCAGAATAATGCGATTGTAATCTTGCCTCTTGTTGTCATTTTCATTTGCTTCACTCCTTCAGTCCGTATTCTTTTGAAAGAATCGATTTCGATATTCTCTTTTCTGGATATGAAAATCCATATTTCTTCTTCAGCCGGTCAATCACAACATAGGGCTGAGAAGAATGCGTAAGCATTTTTACTTCTTCAGCGTTCAGCATTACGTCCTCTTCCTTGATGCCAAGCCGTATGAGAATGGCATCGGGTATCTCCACGTTCCCGTAGGACTCATAGATGTCATGCACCTTCATTTGTATCATCACTCCTGTTCAATGAGCGGTAGATATCCTTCTTTCTTCAGCCTTTCATAGAGATACAAGCGTCCTTTTTGCGTCCACTTCGTGCTTAGTCTCACGAGCACTTTTCCATCATTTTGCTTGATGTCAATCGTCTCGCTTGATGTGTATCCCTTTGACTGGTATCTCGAGTAGAGAAGCCACTGTCCTGACTGCTTGTACTGGATGTTAAGGTCGTGAAGTATCTGGTTCATAGCTTTTCCGCTCATGCCGTAGTCCTTTGCTATCTGCGTGATCGTCATCAGTGACTTACTTGAAAGAATTTTGTCGCAGTAGTCTGCCTTAGGCTTCATCTCATTGATCTGCTGAGCCTGAATGCTGTTCTCAAGCTCCAGCTTTTTATTTTTCTCAATTTCGTCAGCGAGAAGACGAAGGGACTGAGGATAAGAGATTTCAGGAAGCTGATATCCGCCAGTTTTCCTGATTGCTGGAAGTACTTCACTTGTGACCCAGCGTTTGAAGCGCTTTGCGCTTTCAAGCTTTGACGAGAGAATCAGTGAATAGAGTCCTGATTCGTTGATGATGTACATTTCCCTATTTTGACCTGAGTCGGCAAAACGCCGAGTCAGCTTATCATCATTATCCACGTGCTTTTTAAGAGCATCTGATGTATCACGATATCCAAGCGCAGCTGCAACATCTTTTCCAACGAACCACGGTTCGTTATCAATAACTAAAGACTTAATCGAGAACTCATTATTTTTAAACACTTGTAATCCGTTCATATCTTTCCTCCTATGAATTGGTTTATAGCCAACTTTTTGATTAAAAAAATTAAGCGTCAATTTGATTGATGTCAATATTGAACTTATTTGCAATCTTTACGATTTCCTCAAACAGCCAGGGGCTTATTCCTTGCTCTTTTTTTTGATAAGTGGATAGAGACATTCCAAGAATATCAGCAAATTCTTTTTGGCTCATGTTCAAGTTGGCTCTAATAGCTTTTACTTTAACCTTCATGTTTCCTCCTTTCTCGATTGGCTCACAGCCAACTCACACCTATGATTATACTCATATAAAGTTGGCTGTCAACCGTATTTTGCTTTTTTTGAATAGTTTTTTATTTATTATAAGCCTTTTTTTAGTTGTGTTATTAGCCAACAAAATATATTATGTAATTGACCAACGAATATATAAATAAAAAGGAGATCTCTGTATGTATAATAATTTTAATTTGAGAATTGGCCAGTATCTCAAAAACGCAAGAAAGAACCATGGTCTTACTCAGGAAGATCTTGGCAAAATGATTGGCAAATCTAAAGCGTGGTACGTTGACATCGAAAGAGGAAAAAACAATCTTTATTTCAGCGATGCCAAATCATTATGTGATGCGCTTGATATTGATATTAACGAATTAGCAAAATACGCATATGGAAATGACATCCACACCAAAAAGTGACTTTTATCAATACGGAAGTAAACATTTTTGTAGTATATAAGATAATAAAAAATAAATGATTTTGTTCAAGGAAGGAGGCATGACATATGTCATACAAGTACAAGAAAATTATTCTAAAGAACGGAAAGGCGAAGTATGAATTTGACATTGACGCAGGGATGGGATTAAACGGCAAGCGCAAGAGAACCAAAAGACGCTTTGACACTGTCAAGGAAGGCAAGGAATATGCAAGCAAGTTTTGCGCTGGAGTCGTGTCATCATCGTCGCGAGATGCACTTACCTTTTCACAGCTTTTCAGCCTCTACATTGCTGATCAGGAGAAAAGGCTCAGTCCAAAATCAATCAGCAATATCAGATCCATCTACAGGACGCATCTGTCATGCTTCGATGACATGAGAATAGACAGGATAACATCACCAGCAGTAGAGGAATGGGCTGCATCCCTTCCTGGCGTCAATCGAACGGTCAACATAATAGTGCAGAGGATGCACACGATCATGAAATGGGCAGTAGATCACGAACTCATCGAGAGGAATCCCGTGAGATTCAAGTATCTTAAGGAAGAAGATAAAGAGATGGACTATCTCACTGCTGAGGAATTCGAGAAAGTGTATGAGTGCATGAATCCAAAGTATCAGCTTGCACTTCTTGTCCTTTTCTTCACAGGGCTGCGAAAGGAGGAACTCTGCGGACTGAGCGCAATGGATCTCGAGAGCCACGAGCTTCATCTTCATCACGTAAGGCTCAACAATGAAATAGTCGATACTTTCAAGACGAAGAAGTCAAAGCGAATCGTTCCGATCCCGCCATGGCTTGAGCCACGACTCGACGAGGCTTTTGCTGAAAGCCAGTATCCTTTCTACAACTGCTACGGCTCGACGTTCTGCCACTGGCTGAGATGCGCTGTAGAAAAGGCAGGGATAGGCAAGCATATAACCCCTCACTGCCTGAGGCATTCATACGCTGCAATGATGATAAACGAGGGAATAGAGATATACACACTGTCGAAGCTGATGGGCCACACAAAAATAGCGACAACAATGAATCGATATGGGCATTTGTACGACGAGAAACGAAGAGAGGTATCTAAGCTTCTTGATACAAAATGGAGTAAATCTTACAACATGAATGAAAAAAACGTCCTTAACTAGGACGCTTTTTTGAATTGAAATTTATTATACACATTTCTTCTCTTTTGTAAAGTGCTGAAAATATTAAAGTTTAATAGCACTTTGGATTGATATTTTTATTATGTTTAAATATTTTTTGGAGTAAAAATGGAGTAAAAAAGCTGTGCCCTTGATCAGGCACAAATAGTCATAAAAGAATTAGTTAATTAAGTACTTTTTTGTACATAACCTATTGACATAAGTACATAAAAGTACTATACTATAGGTGTAGAGAGGGAGAGATCCCAAGGAGGAAAAAGCGTATGAAGACATTAAAAGTTGCTGAATGGTTATGGTGGAATAAGATGAGCGAAATCCATGATTATAGATATAATTTTTCATGGAACATCAAAAGATATGACGATGGAGAAGTTGTCAATGATGAAAACAACTGCTTGACAGTGTATGATTTTGAAGTCATCAGAGAAACTGAGAAAGCTATCTATGTTGAATTCAAGAACGCTTCAAAATACGGCGTAAAAATCTGGTTCCCTAAAAAATATGCAAGTGTTGTTGAAGAAGAAAATGAAGAAAAAGAAATAAAAAGAGAAAAACAATACGGCGAACCAGCAAACGCTGAATTCGTATCACTTGATAAAGTTTATCATAAAAAATGGGGTGAAGGATTGATCATGAGTACTGATGAAAATACACTTC